GATTTGACCGTATTTAAAGATGAAGATTCTATTAAAGAATCTATACGCAATCTATTGCTTACTGATCGTGGCGAGAGATTGATGCAACCAAACATTGGTGGCAACATTAGAGCTATGCTATTTGAAAATATTACACCAGGTAATCTGACATTGATAGAAGACCAAGTGAGAACAACACTTGATCTACACGAGCCAAGGGCAGAAATAATCGATGTGAGCGTTAGTGCGATTGATGAGCAAAACGTTGTCAGGATTCGAATACAATTTTACATTTTAAATAACCAACAGCCTATCTCTGTTGATGTATTTTTAGAGAGGACTAGATAGATGGTTAAACTAAATATTTCAGAGTTAGACTTTGAAGCAGTAAAATCACAGTTTAAAGAGTATTTGCAATCTCAGACGCAATTCAAAGATTATAACTTTGATGGGTCAAACATGTCTGTTTTGCTTGACGTGCTATCTTATAACACATTCCAAAATAACTTCTATTCTAATATGGCGATCAATGAGATGTTCCTTGACTCCGCTGTACTAAGAAACTCTGTTGTTTCCCATGCAAAAGAACTAAACTACTTACCAAGATCAAGAAGATCAGCAAAAGCTTTGGTGACTGTTACGTTTACAGATACAACTGCGACTGGACAGTCAATTACAATTCCTCAATATTCACCTTTTACAACTATACATAATGGTGAAAACTTTGAGTTTGTAACAGACCAAACATACATTGCCAAGAAAACAGCGCCAAATACATTCGTTGCTGAAAACGTTGAAATCTTTGAAGGTCAAATGTTGGCAAGCTTCGAACGTGAGGGCTTCTTTGTTGACGAAGATGGTATTTTACGTGTGGTACTTTCAAACGAAAACGCAGACACTGAATCCATTGCGATATTTGTTGATGCTGAAGCTACAGAAAACGAAAACGTATTCCTACGCAAAAACGACATCTTTGGTGTTGGGGCGACAGATAAAGTATTCTACATCGAACCATACTATGATGGACGTTACACAATTTATTTTGGTAACAATGTTTTTGGTTTCCAACCAGCAGAATTTGAAGATATTAGAGTACGTTATAGAATTACATCAGGCACTGAAGGTAACGGTGCTAAGACATTCTCTATGGCTACTAACTTTGGTAGTGCTGTAGTATCAACTGTAGAGATTGCTGCTGGTGGTGCTGAAAGAGAAACAATTGAAAGTATTAGATACTTTGCTCCTAAGAGTTTGCAAATACAAGAACGTGCTATTACTACATCAGACTATGAAATTCTTTTGAAAACACAATTCCCCGAAATACAAGCTGTTGCGGCTTATGGTGGTGAAGACCTTGATCCACCACAATTTGGTAAGGTTGCTATATCAGTGTATCTTGGGAGAGGACAAGAAAGTTTGTCGAACACTCTTTCCAACACATATATTGAATATCTAAAAGAAAGAAGTCCACTTGCAATCGAACCTATATTCGTAGAAACGCAATTCATGTATGCATGTGCAGTTGTTGATGTTTACTATAATCCGAAGCTAACACGCAAATCTTCTGGTGATATTGAAACGCTAGTGCAAAATGCTTTAAGAGATTACAATGATCAATACCTCGACGACTTTAATACACAACTAAGAGTTTCTGTTCTTGGATCGGCTATTGATGCAGTAGACATTTCAACAACAAGTAATGACATTTCAGTAATGCCTTACATTGAATATTCCCCACCATTGAATGTTGCTTTAAACCCATCATTCAAGTTTGTTGCTAAACTAATAAAACCATATCCTTTTGATGAGGATAGGGGGTTTGCTACTTATAAGCCAGCAATTAAAACTGGGGTGTTCTCGTTTAATGGTTCAAACGTTTACTTGCAAGACGATGGTGTTGGCAATATCCAAATTATTACGAGTGATGTAGCTAACCCTAAAGTGGTTAAACCTTCTATCGGCACAGTAAATTATGATACAGGCGAAGTTAATTTGGTTGGGTTTATTACAGATGGTTTTGTTGGTTCGGGTATTAAGTTTATGGCTAGTACCTCAAAGAATGACATCACAGCACCAAACGGCAGAATATTGACAATGAAGACTTCAGACGCAACAATCAATCTTATTGAGACAAAATAATGTCAGACATCGAAAAGAACATAGCATTTAAGATACCTCAACAATTCCCTGCGATATATCGTGAGGAAAACGCAGAGTTAGTGCAATTAGTACAAGACTATTATAAGTTCTTGGAAACTACACCTACTATGGGTTTGTACAACTCAAGGCGCATGTTTGAGTATAGGGATATTACTACTACACTTGAGAGTATGATCATATTCTTCCAAAAGAAGTTCTTGAGCGATCTCCCATTACTTGAAGATGCTAGTGTACGGCTTGTTGTTAAAAATATATTAGACCTTTACAGAAGAAAAGGTTCGGAAAGTGGTATCATTCTATTCTTTAGAATGTTCTACAATGAAGACGTTGACATTATAAATCCAGCACAATATGTTTTGAAACCATCAGACTCTAAATGGCAGACTGGTATATATCTTCAAATGGCTCCTAACGAAGGTGTCTTTTATGGTAGAGATAATGATACCCCATATCAATATAGTGATTTGTTAAATAAAAACATCACTGGATCAACATCAGGTGCTAAAGCGGCTGTAGATAAGATTAACTTCATTATTTTAAATGGAACGCTCACTCCTATTCTATACATCGATAGAGTAAAAGGAAAGTTTGACAAATACGATAACATCATGACTAGGATTGATGGTCAAGATATTTCTTTTGGTATCATTAATGGTTCCGCATCAGAAATGGAAATTGATTTAGATTATGGCGGTACAACAGGAAATGCTGTTGGTGATGTTTATAATATAAAAAGTGAGTTCGGTAATGGTGGCGTTGCGATTGTTACGGCTACTGAAGAAAAGTTTACAGGTATTGTTAACTATAATTTACTAGATGGTGGTTTTGGTTATACAATACAAAACACCAGACTAGAAGTTTCTAACCAAGTGTTAATCCTACCTAACGAAGGTTTTAATTTTACAATATTAGAAAGACTTACTGATACTGCTGGCAATACAGGTACAGTAATTGGTCAAAACGCATCAGCGGTTGGCATCAAAATGGATGATGGTGAAGAATTTTCTGCAACTAGAGCCATATCAACACTTGATAGAACACCAAACGTTACGATCAATGGGATATTTACAGTCTCTGTAAAGAATTCAACTTCACCTGGTGCATTATATCCAGACACAGCGAACGTTAATGATGTTAAAGTCGAAAGCCTTTCCAACATAGAAACTATAAGTTTAATTACTGATGTGATATCACCATTCCTTGGCGTATCTTTAAATGCGGCTAACTACAACGCATCTCCAGCAACGCAACCAATGAGTGGTACTGCCGATCCTGTAACATTACAAACACCGCTAGAAGACGCATTTAACCTTTCACCATTCGATATTGGTACTATTAATTCATTTGAAAACATTGACCCAGGTGAAGACTATACAAACGATGTGTTTGCATTAGTGCGTGACCCAGTAATGATTGCGTTTGATCGATACGAACAAATCTTAATTATGGATAATCTTAGCGCATCATTCTCAGTTGGTGATGCAATTACACAACCTTCTTCTGGCGTTAATGGAATTATAACAGGTATTGATGTGGACAGAAGCTTTATTCAAGTTAGACCTTATGCTTACTATGGTTTTGATTCTACACCTATTACCCACAAAGGTACTAGTTACGTTGTAGTAGGAACCGAAAGAGATTATTCATCTGACACTTATGGTTCTAACGCTGATATGAAATCCAGAACATTATTTGCCACAGGTAGAATTTCTGAGGTTAGAATTTCTAACTCTGGATTTGGATATATTAACGATGAGATTGTATTCCTTGTAAATGACGCAGGTGAAATACAAGCAAGAGGAACACTCAAAGCTGACTCTCAAGGTATTACGGCTGGTTTCTGGGGTAGCGAAACAAGTCAACTTAATGGTTTCAAAGACGGTAAATACTACGACTCTCGTAATAAGATACACGACAGTGATTTATATCAAGAGTTTTCGTATGAAATTTTATCTACTGTTGATCTTGGTGTCTATGAAGAAACACTCAAAAAGAACGTCCACCTTGCAGGTACAAGATTGTTTGGTAGATTTGTTTACAAGAAGAAAGCAGACGTTGGTTTAGGACATAGGTTCTATGCGGCTAAGAAAGAAGATCAGATAGTTGGAGGTCCTGAAATTGTCGGACCTAACCAACCAGGCGAACAAATAAGATATACATCAGATAGAAATACTATTAGTGTTGATACCGTCAATTTGAAAGCTGACGTTGTTTAAACAGATAAATAAGTAGAAAGACTTTAGGAGCAAACATGGCTAAGCAAATAGTAAACACAGGTACTACCGATAACGACGGTACAGGTGATCCGTTAAGAAACGCTTTCACCAAAGTAAATGAAAACTTTACCGAATTGTATGACGGTGAATTTACTTTAGCATACTCAAACGTAACTGACAGACCAACCGATCTGTTGTTCTTTGTAAATGATGGTGCGAATAATCAAGTTCTTACTACTGATGGCGAAGGTAGAGTTACGTTCCAAAATATATTTGGTACTATTGATAGCCATTTAGATGTATCTACTGCGGCTAATAACCAAGTTTTATCATATGTTAATGGAGATTACGAATGGGTTAATCAAGCGTCTGGGTCAGGCGGTGGCGGTGGAAGCGTATCAAACACCGAAATTATAAATGTTATAACTAGCTCAGATTTAGATATGGGTGGCAACAAAGTATTATTTGGTAACGTATATGACGCTGAAGGCGACTTGCCTACTGCATCGGCATACCATGGAATGTTCGCCCACGTACATGGAACTGGGAAAGCTTATTACGCACATGGCGGCGCTTGGGTTCGCTTAGCAGACTTTTCTGAAATTGGTTCTGGTGGTGGAGGTGGATCAAGCCTACAATCAAGAGCCAATAAAGTTGGAGTATCAACATCTTTATCTAATAACGCAAGTGCTGACCTCGACATCACAGGATTTAAAGGGTATTCTTTATTATCAATCACAACAGATAAAGCGGCTTGGGTAAGAATTTATGCGAATGCCGCAAGCAGAACAAATGATGCAAGTAGAAACGAAACTACTGACCCATCACCAGATGCAGGTGTGATAGCAGAAGTCATTACAACAGGTGCTGAAACTGTTTTAATGTCACCATCTGTATTAGGGTTTAACATGGAAGCCACGCCAACAACCACAATCCCATGTGCGGTAACAAACCAATCAGGCTCGACAGGAACAGTTACAGTTACACTAAACGTACTTCAATTGGAGGCGTAATATGCTACACGAGTACATAGTCACCCTACACAACAAGGATGACCTCGAACAATTCTATGATGATATAGAGACATTAGAAAGTGCTGTTCACATATATGAGACAGAACCTTCTTTTCCAAAACGTGCTGTCGAAGTTGCAAATAGAAGAATAATCAGTCGTAACACACACTATATGCTATCTCATGAAGAAGCACAAGAGTTAAAAAATGACCCTAGAGTGTGGGATGTTGAACTTGCTGAGATGATTGAGTTGACAACAAAGCCTAATGGTTGGACAGTAACAAACGTAAAGTTTTCCAAAGACAACTTTACAGACGCAACAGATGTTAATTGGGGCTTACTAAGACACAGTGAAGATGCTAATAGAGCTAATTGGGGTTCTAATGGAACAAACACATATGTTGATGATCTAACAGTTACAGCATCAGGTAAGAATGTTGATGTTGTCATCGTTGATGGACACATTGATCCAGAACATCCAGAATTTAAACCATCACAGACTGCACATTACAAAGGCAACTTAGTAAACGACAACACTAACAGTTCGTTGTTTGACAGATCAGTTACCGTCAATGGATTAAAGATTGTGGTTTCTGGCGCTGCTGGTGGTCAAATCGCAACACCAGATGAATGGGCGAAAAAAGTTGCTAGGGTTGTTGATCTAATGATTGACCCAGATGGTAGCAATGTCAACTTGGATGATCAAAAGAGATTAATATCCACTCTAAAAGGAGAGCCAGGCACTACTCATGCAGGTTTACCTACGGCACAAAGAGTTGCTTATGGTGGTGGTGGACAATATGAGCCTAATTTCTTACTTGACGAAAACATTAATTCTTATGTTGGATACCAAAATTTCTTAGATACTCACGTTCATAACGATATGGTTTGGTATAGAAACGTTTCGGGTCCGTCACCATCTGTTGGAGATACAGATGTAGAAGAGGTTGTAGAACACCTCATGCACACAATTCATTTATTTGGTTTACCAGGTGCAGTCGATGGTTCAGACGTAGCATTAAATTGGGTTGCATCTGAAAACTCTGGTTTTGCCAATACAGCTTTGCATCTTGCGATGTCAGAAGCTATTACTGGTAGTTACTTTGATCCTACAGATTATGCGCCTAACTGGAATACAAATGCTGAACAAGCAGAAGTGGCATACAAAGAATATCTATATTTACTTAACTTTAATATGTGGGAAATGAGTGAGTTTTGGGATGGGGGAAGTTTAGCACCAGAATGGGCTGATACTGTGAGGACACCAAGTGGAATTCAAACATACAATCCGCTAGGTTACGCTTTGTTTAATACGTATATCGATCCAGTATTAACAAAACCAGACTTCCCTACACTAACAACTATATTCCAAGATAATGATGCAGGTGTTTCTGGATATACTCCATCATCTCGTGTAAATCAATTTAACTGGTTTTCCTTGACAAGTGCTGTAACAGGTGGTAGTAATGGGACATACACATATGATCGATCTGGTTCATATACAAACCCTATAGATGAAGACGATAATAACCACGGCACACACTGTGCTGGTACTGTCGCTGGGAACTCACAGGGGTGGGCTAGGGACGCGACAATCTA